AGACCAGTCCCCAACACCGGGCATTGTAGGCCGTAGCGGTCAGTCTCAGTCGGGCAGGGCTATCCTTGCCGAGCAACAAGCAGGCATGACAGAGCAGGCCCCGTTGCTGGCTGGCTTTGACGACTGGAAGCTCAGGTGCTACCGCGCCATGTGGGAGAGCATCAAGCAATTCTGGACCGCGCCCAAGTGGATCAGGGTCACAGACGACGAGAACGCCCCGCGCTTTGTCGGGCTGAACATGCCAGAGCCTGTGATTGACCCTCAGACGGGCCAGATGCAGATCGACCCGATGACCGGCCAGCCTGTCATGCAGTCGAATAGCCCTGCTGACATGGACGTGGACATCGTCATCGACTCCACGCCTGACACTGCGGTTATCCAAGAGGAGCAATTCCAGCGCCTTGCCGAGTTGGTGCAGGCCGGAATGCCGATCCCGCCTGATGTGCTGATTGAAGCCTCAAGCCTGCCGAAGAAGAAGTTGCTGCTGGACAAGCTGAAGCAGGCGCAGGAGCAGCAAAGCCAGCAGCCAGACATGGCGATGCAGGCTGAGATGCAGAAGGCGCAGATGCAGTCTCAGGCCAAGCAGCAAGAACTTGCCATGCAGGCCCAAGCCGACGCGCAGGATCTTGAGCGCCAGGACATGGCCGACCAGCGCAAGACAGAGCGTGCGATGCAGTTGGCGGATCTTCAGTTCAAATACGACATGGCACGGCTTGAGAAGCAGGCCGAGATCGACGGCATTCGCGAAGAGAACAAGGTTCGCGTCAGTCTGCAGGCTGAGACAGCCAAGCGGCAGATCGAGCTTGAGACGGACAGGGCCAAGAAGCAGTTGGACTTCGACTTCGCCGATGCTGACCGGCAGTCAATGCTCACCACTGAAGTTGCCAAGGGTCAGGCGATGGCACAGGCGCAGGCGCCCGCCATTGATTCACTGCACAAGCGGCTGGATCAGATGGGCGATGCGCTGCTGAAGCTGGCAAGGCCGAAGCGGATCGTGAAAGACCCGGTGACGGGCGAAAAGAGAGCGGAGTTTGTGAATTGACCTATTCAACCATGAAGCCTGACCGGCTCAACGGCCAAGACATCCTGCGGCCTGTTGTGCATGAGGGTGGGACGCCGAAGCTGGCGTCGTCGTCTGTCTGGTTCCCGCCGACGATCAGCGTGCAGCACGCCTATGAGCCACTTGGAAGGCTTGTGGAGATTGAAGCGCAGCAGATTGTGGCAATGAAAGCCATGAAAACCAGCGAACTGAAACAGAGACTTTATGCATTTGCCCAAGCGGTAATTGCGAACGAACAGAGGAAACCACTCAATGGCTAACGGATTTTACCAGCTTTGGAAGCAGTCGATCCTGACTGGCACCGGGGCTTCGGAGTTGAACACGGGCGCGGGTGCTTCTGTCATCTTCGTGGACACTGGCACCTACAGCGTCAACCTGACCACGCATGACTTCTTCAACGATCTGTCAGGCACCTATGGAGATGGCGGCACTGCGCGCGCGAACTCTGAAGTCATCACGTCGCCCACTTACACGCTGGGAACGTTCGACGGCGCTGACACGGTGTTTGCATCGGTGAACACAAGCAGCACCACGGTTGAAGGCTTTGTCATCTTCGTCAATGACAGTTCGTCCGATACGACATCGCCCCTTGTGGCGTTCTTTGACGCATCCATCACGGGCATGCCGTTCAGCACGTCATCCGGTTCACAGGTGACGATTGCCTGGAACGCTTCAGGCATCTTTGCGCTCTGATGCAGTACCGCACGCATGAGGACGGCCCGCTGACCGAGATCAGCATCGAACCGGGCGCTGTCGTCGTGACCATGACCTTCGACCGTCCCGGCGACTACACGCAACTGCACAGCCACGCCTTTGACCATGAGATGCAATGCATCAAGGGCGCGGCGCGTATCGTGATCGACGATGTGCAGACGGTTCTGAACGAGGGCGGCAGCTACATGGTCGAAGCGCACAAGCGTCATGGGGTCTGGCCTCTGGCTTCCGGGACCGTGCTGCGCTGCGTTCACGCGCACGACGACATTCACCCGGACATGAAGCCAGAGGATGGCGTGCCGATTGAATGGCTGCACAGGCTGACAGACGAGGTTCCATTCGATGCGCGCGGGTAATTACGTCGAGGAGACGACGACCAGCATCGCCGGGACGCTTGGAGATGGCGCGGTTACACTGACGCAGATCACGAACACGCCCCGATTTTCGACGGTATTCGGCACTCAGGCGACCACGTGCCGATATGTCATCGAGGACACGGTAAACAAGAAGTTCGAGACTGGCATAGGGTCAGTCTCGTCTAACGTGCTCACGCGCACACAGCCACAGGTGACGTGGACCGGCTCGACCTACACCGACAACGGCGCAACAGCAATTCAGTTTGGTTCGTCACCGACAAGCGGCGACGTTAAAATACGCATGTCGCCTACTGGCGAGGTCACGTATCCGTCGGTCCCAGCCATTCAGTCCACGGTCGCGGGGGATAGCTGGCGAGATTACCCATTTAGCGCGCATATTGTGAGCTACGGAAACGGTGGGGGGTTTGCGGTCACGGCGAACCGCGAGTACTACAGCGCCTACCTCTTGTCCCGTGGTGGTGTGCTATCTGGCGCTCAAATGGAAGTGACAGCAGGCAGCGCTGGAAACATGAAATGGGCGCTTTTTGCTTGCGGCTCGACAGGCGTGCCGACCAATAAAATCGTAGATTTCACGACAATCACCACAATGTCGGCTGCAGCCATTAAAACGGATACTGCGACGGGTTCATGGTCGCCAACCGGAAAGGTCAGGCTCACGCCGGGCTGGTATTTCATAGCGCAAATCTTTGACAGCACACCCTCAGTCAGGGGCGAGGGTCATCTAAACAGGTTGTCCCATGTGACGCCGTTTGGCCGCAAGGACGGTTATGGATACGGCAACACGGCATATGTGGGCGGATCGTATGCAAGCGGGTTTGCCACTCCCAGCCTGTCAGGCGGAACGATGGTGTCTCCGGGGCTTGCTAACAGCGGGTTCTGGCTTGGCCTGAAAGTTGACGTGACATGATTAATTATGACGGCAGCAAAAGCTCGCGACTTACCGACGCTATCCACAGGGCCGGTCACTCTTTCCGCCAGATGTCTACGGGTGAATTTGTGGCGTCCGACGACGCAGCCGTGCAAGCCATCATAGACGCATTTGATCCCGTCGCAGCGGCATTGCCTGACAAGGTTACAGCCGTAAAGGCCGAAGCACAGCGCCGGATCTATCTCGTTCTGCCCGCTCACATGCAGACCAATTTGATGGCGCAGGGCCTCCAGAACACGCTGACCTACGGCCCCGACAGCGCCACATGGCCCGCCGACCAACAGGCGCTCAAAGTCTACACGGACGCGCGATGGCTGCGGATCAAGGCGCTGCGTGAGGCAAGCAACGCCATTGAGGCGAAGCTGAACGCTATTATTGATTGGCAAGTTTTAGAGGCTTACGACGCGACGACAGACGCCGACTGGCCTGAGTGAGGCTTAACCTATGACGTACGGCGCGAACTCCTACGGTAGACGCCCGTATGGCATGGGGCCAGAGGCGGCAGCGCCAAGCGGCACAACGCTCACGCAGTCCGCGCAGCTAGCTTCAGCAAGCGCACAGTACAACGCAACGGTCAGCGTAGTATTCAGCCTGTCTGCCCCCCTCCTGGGCAGTTCAAGCACTCAGTACAATGCCACAGTAACGCCGCAGATCGCTCTGACAGCCCCGCTGCTGTCAAGCACAAGCGCCCTATACGACGCCACAGTCAATGTAACGCGCTCGCTAAGCGCACCGCTACTTAGCAGCACAAGCGCACAGTACAACGCCACCGTCTCGGTTGTGTTCTCGCTGTCTGCCCCGCTGCTGGCTAGTTCCAGTGCGCTCTACAACCACACGATAAGCCTTGCCGGGGAGACGAACCTTGGCGCTCCGCTCCTGTCGAGTGCGAGCGTCCAATACAATGCGACGGTAACGCCGCTTTACACACTATCGGCCCCGTTGCTGACCAGTGTTAGCTTCCTATACGACGCGACTGTCTCGCCGGTCTACTCACTAAGCGCACCGCTGCTGCCAAGTGGTAGCGCGTTCTACAACCACACGGTAACGACCGCTGCGGTTACGAACCTTGACGCACCGCTGCTGGCAAGTACGAGCGCGCAATACAACGCAACGGTCACGGTGGTGGCGATTGCGGTGGGTGCGCCGCTGTTGGCGAGCGCAAGCCAACTATACGCGCATTCAATACCGGGCGAAGCGACTGCCGATAGCGGCGGCAAGGGCGGTTTCGACCCCTACTACTACAAAAAGCGCAACAAGCGCCGCGACAAGAAGAAAGACGTTGAGGCATTCGTTCGCGAGATCGAGCAGGCCCCGATTGAACAAGCGCCTGCCTTTATCCAAGAGCAGGCAGAGGAAGCACTGGAAGCCTCACGGCGCGCGCTTCGATTGGAAGAACTGGACGCCTTGCAGAAGGCGCTCAGCGAAATAAACGAGTTCTATTCTCTTGTTCGCGTCGAGGCCAAGCGCCGACGCGAGGAAGAAGAGGATGATGAACTTTTATTGCTTTCGTAAAGGTGTTGGATGCTGACGCAAGAGCGGCTGAAAGAACTGTATACGTTCGACCAAGACACAGGACACTTCAGATACTTGAGCAAGAGCCGCACACGGCGCAGGGGCGTCGGTGCCGTTGCTGGCTCGCTTTCAAAACAAATGGGATATGTTTTGGTTGGCGTTGACGGCCCGCAGTATTTGGCGCATCGGCTTGCTTGGCTCTACATGACAGGGGCTTGGCCCGATGCTGAAGTTGACCACATTGACGGCAACCGCGCGAACAACGCGTGGAGCAATTTGCGCCTAGCCTCAAGGTCGCAGAACATCGCGAACTCTGGCTTGCGAGTGACAAACACCACAGGGTTCAAGGGCGTTTTTAAGGCCCGCAAGAAGTTTAACGCAAAGATCACAGTCAATTACAAGAGTGTGAACTTAGGAAACTTCGACACTAAAGAAGAGGCAAGCGCCGCTTACAAGCGCGCGGCCCAAGCAGCATTTGGAGAATTTGCTCGCGTCTAGCGAGGAAACGAGCCGCCATCGTAAGGGCGTTCATAGCCGCCGCCGGGCTTCACCGGGCGCACTCAAGGGAACATATGACAGAGGATGACAAGCTGTCGTTCTTGGACCAACCAAGAGACGACACTGGAAGATTTGCGTCTAAACAAGATTCGCAGCCCGTGGAAGCCCCACCGCCTGCACCGGAGCCGCCTGCTGCAGAGCAGCCCGCCCCGACATCAGAACCTATGCCATCACAGCCCAGCGCACCGCCGCCGGGATACATTCCGATGGCCGCAGTTCTGGATGAGCGAGAGAAGCGCCAAAAGTACGAGCGAGAGCTTGAGGACATGCGGCGTAAATATGAGGAAGCCACGAGACGGCCACCTCAACCTTTGGACCCGATAGCAGATCCAGAGGCATTCGAACGCTCACTGAACGAACGCATTGAACGTGTTCGTTGGGACGCAATTACAAATGCCAGCCTTGTTGCCGCAACCCGGCATCATGGGCCTGAGAAAGTCAAAGCCGCCGAGGAATGGCTGCAGTCAGAACTGCAAGCTAACCCTGGCATTTGGCAAGCCATCCAACGTCAGCCGGACCCTTATGACTTCGTGGTTTCGCAGCATCAGCGGACTCTACGACTGCAGAAGATCGGTGACGAAGATCCAGAGGCATGGGCACAGAAATGGGCCGAAGCCAACGGGTACACGAAAGCCGGAACTCAGCAGCCACAGAGCGCAGGTGTCGCGGGACATCCCCCCACATCGACACTGCCAAGACCGTCACTCGCATCCGCACCAAGTGCCGGGGGTAAAACCTCGACTGCTCCGGTCGGACCTGGGGAGGCGTTCAACGCGGTGTTCAAATAGGACACCCTTAAATGGCTGAAACTAACCTTTCATCTGCTTTGGAAAAGCAGGTCTGGTCAAAAGAATATCTTGCCGAGTACGTTCGGGAGAGTGGCTTCCTGAATTATATGGGCCGGAAGAAAACCTCAGTGATCTGCACGATGTATGAACTCGCTAGCGAAGCTGGCAAGACGATCAACATCCCGCTCATCACCAAGCTCAACGCCGCTGGCGTCCGTGGATCGGGCGTTCTGGACGGTAAGGAAGAGCAGCTTGGCAACTACAACTGCGCCATCAGCGTTGATTGGCTTCGTAACGCCGTCAAGGTGCCGAAGTCCACGTCTTACAAGACGGAAATCGACCTGCTGAACGCGGGCCGTGACATGCTGAAGCTTTGGTCTGCCGACACGCTCCGTGCCGACTTGATCAAGTACATGGCGGGTCCGACTGTTACGACTTCGTCGCTTCCTGCGGTTGATATTGTGGACTCAGACGGCAACACCGTTGTGACCGCAGCAACCGAAGGCAACTACGACACGTGGGCAACCGCGAATAGCGACCGTATTCTGTACGGTGCGGCTATCTCGAACTACTCAGCGGGCGACCACTCGGCTTCGCTGGCCAATATCGACAACTCAGCCGACAAGCTGACTGTTGCCATGATCAGCCTCGCCAAGCGCATTGCCAAATCAGCTTCACCGGCGATTCGTCCGTTCCGTCTTGAAGACGGGCGCGAATACTTCGTGATGTTCGTTGGCGCTCGCGCGTTCCGCGACCTGAAGCTTGACACGGCCATGATCAATGCCAATCGCGATGCTCGCGCACGTGAAGGCAATGGCATGGACAACAACCCGCTGTTCCAGGACGGGGATCTTCTGATTGAAGGCGTCATTGTGCGCCAGATTGAGGAAATCACATCGCTGATCACGACAGCCTCCACCCGCTTCTCTTTGGGCGGCGCTGGCAACATCACGGTTGAGTTT